GTACCAGCTAAGTTTAAATCAGTAAAGGCATCAACCATAGCTGCACCAGAACCAGCACCGTCTGAGTAAATAGCTTTGACATGACCAGCAGGTATGGTTACGTTAGCACCACCACCTTGCGAAATAATTATATTTTGTGAACCGCTAGTACCGTTTTCTATAAACCAAAGTTTAGATACGGTATTTGGACCTATGGTAATAGTACAAGCTGAATCAAGAGTACCTGTGTATTTTAAATAAATAGACCTACCAGGATCAGTAGAACCGTCTGCTATTGTTGTAGTATGTGTATCTGCGTTTGTAGTGATAGCTTCTGTACCGAAGCTAAAAGCCTCTGCTATAAGCTCTAAATTAGTATTAGTGCTTGTTCCCCAAGTTCCAGCTTCATCACCAGTAGCTATTTCTTTTAATCTTAAATCATTTACGTATGTTGCCATATATCACCTATGCTGCTATTTCCTCCCAATTAGTAGTTTGACTGTCATCTACACTAGTCCAATTAGGTGTCTGACTGTCACTTACGTTACTCCAATCAGGAGTTTGACTATCGTCAACTAAACCCCAAACAGTTACGTTAGGAGACCCTGCTGTTGCTACTAAACTATCAGGAACAACAACACTCTTACCAATTATACCTATTTCTCCAAGAGAAGAAACTCCTGTAAAACCTGTGAGTGTTATATTGTTATCGCAAACTAGAGTAAGTGAACCCAACCCTGAGGTTATAGCATCTAAGGTTACTGATATATCTGCGTTAGCTTTAGTTGTTATAGTGCCTAGTGATGATGTACTAGATAAACCTGTAGTAAGTATTACACTACAATCACCTGAAATAGTAACTGAAACGTTACCTAGAGTGGCAGAAACTGCTGGGCAACCTACATTAGCTGTACCTTTAGCTATTATAGTTCCTAAAGCACTAGTTCCTACTTGTCCGCTAGGTATTACGTTAGCTTCACAATCGGTAGTAACACTACCTAAAGCTGAAGTTGAATTTAAACCTGAAACTGTTACGTCAGCGTTGGCTGATACAGTTATAGAACCTAAGGCTGAAGTGCCTGCTAATCCAGTAAGTACAACTGGTATGGGTTCATCCCAAGCACCTTGCCCCCAAGTACCTCTACCCCAGCCAGTTATGTTAGCCATAACTTACGCTATACGTATAATAGCTGTGCTTGCTGCTGCTGCGGGAAACTGTATAGTAAAATCACCAGCTGTTGAAGTTTTATCTCCACCAAAGTCAATTGATGCTACTGCTTTATTACTTTGTGAGCTGTTGTATATTAAACAACCTCTAGCAGTTACCGTAGCTGTACCGAAAGTTAAATCAGCAAAGTCTGTAAAACCTGTCGTGCCACTTGAAGTTGGAGTCACCGCTGTTAAATTACTACCACCCGAAGTATAGTTTGTACCACTTGCTTGTCCAGTAGTGGTAAAAGCTGTAGTAGTTGCACCTAAAGTAGCTGAGCTAGTGTAGAGTGCTAATTTAAAAGTGTGACCAGAACTGGCAGTAAAGTTATGTGTTGCAGTCAATAACTCTTTTTTAAAACTGGTTACCAATGTTGATGATATTGCCATTTATTTAAACTCCTTTAAAATATTAGCTAAATCTTCGTTACCTTGTTTGATTAACATATTTCTCACTGTACAGCGTTCACTGTTAATCGCCTGTTTAATATGATATAGTATTGTTTCGTAAATAGCAAGTCTATAGGCTTCAGCTTGTTGCCTAATGTGAGGTGCTGCGTTTTCTGATATGCCACATATTCTAGCTGTGGCTCTTTCTGCCCAGTACTCAGGTGTATGACCTCTATTATTTTCGGTCACCACGTCTATTAGACCTAACCCACTTTCTGAATTATCTAACATTAATATCTCTTAGCCTCAGGTGGTCCGTCAATAACGCTTCTAATTTCAGTGATATTTTTTAATTGTTCTTTTCTAAGTTTTTCATTATACCAAGATAACTTAACTTGTCTGTAAGTGCCTTCGCTATCTACTACTAAAATATCTGGGTCATCAAGTCTATGGTAGCCGTAAAGTCTTTCTTCTATAGGGGAATTAGTATCTAATAAACCAGAACGTGGGGCTACGTTAATAATCATACCAGCTTCAATACATTTAGCTAACCAAAACTCACAACAACCTTTACCCGCCTCAGCAAAATGTACGTTACCTTTATAACTAAAGTCTATACCAAATAAATTTAGTGCTTTAACTTTATTATACAAAGCGAAAGCGAAAGCATACGGTACAGTATTATTAAAGTAGGCACTATCAGTAGCCTGTGCTACTTTTTCTAATGGATATAATATAGCTGAAGGTACTCTTTTATCAAGTGTACAGGTATAGATAGGTACTTTGTTTTCCGGTAACCATCTACGCATGATACCAGTTTGTGTACCAGCATCGTCAGTATCTAAAAACCTGCTAGGTGGGTCAAGCATAAAAACTCTATCACACTTGGTGATAGCTCCCATGCAATTTATTCCCCAAACTTCATCGTAAACGTTTGAGTGTATTAAACTTAGGTGAAAGTCTAGCTGACTCTCGCCCATAGCGACTATGGCAATACTCTTGCCCTCTAAATTTTTTTCTATCATGACTGGGGTATTCTCCGTACTTCATCGTATCTATTTTGGTCTCGGGTAGATTTACCCTCACCAAGATTTTTAAGTGATGCTAAAGCCTCTTGAAACCTAGCCTCATAAACTGGTGTTGTTTCAAAAGTTTTAAGGTAAGTATTAGCTTCCACTAAACTGCCGTATAACATAGCGTTTACTGCATTAGTAGATAACCAAGTGCTTCCTGTAGCTGTAGCGGTTAGAGAAGTTGGTCTATAAAAATAATGTAATTCAAAATTAAAATTAGCGTTAGGTGTAGGAGCTAATATAAAAGTAGCTTCATCAAACTCTGCGTAATACTTAGGTTGACCCGTGGTCCCCTCAGCTGGAGTAAAGTCACGTATAAAAGAAACATGTTTTAACTTTAAAAGATTATAGTTATTACTAGAATCTATAACAGCTAAACTAAACGGGGCTAAAAAATCAGTAGGCATAGCTAAGTAAGTGTTACTAGCTGTACCCGATCCTGTTACATTTTTTCTAAAAACATCAAGCTGTACATTTTTTAATATACGCTCTTCAGCACTTTTTATAAAATCAGGTAAGTGTGTTACAAAACTTGACTCAGTGCTTTCAGCGTAATCTTGTATAGCTGTTTTTAATGATGTTAAAGTCCAACTCATGGTATTATGTTACTATAGTTACCTCGCCTAGACTACCCTCTAAAGTTTGAAGATCAAAACTAGAACCTATGGGGTCGTTGTGATTTATATTCATAGATAAACCTGTTACGCCTAAACTATTTTTAGTGTTTTCAGTTTTAACTATACCGTATCCTGTGGTTGGTGGTGCTTCTGTAGGTCTTGGTTCTCTTAATGCTTCGGGGTCTACAGGTTGTAATATAGGTTCTAATTGTGGGTGCTTAGGCTCAAAACACTCAGGACAAGTTTTTAAACCATTCCACTCTTTTTTAAGTTCAAGATATTTATATACAAAACCACACCTATCACATCTAGCTCTTGATTTATTACCTGAAGCGTATGCCATTATTTTTTCTTCCTACTCTTACGTATAGCCTCTTTACCTTTTTTAAAAATACTGGCTACAAAAGTTTTACCCATTACTTTTGCTCTTTGCTCACCTACAGTAAGTATTTGTATTTTACGAGCAAAAGGTTTTTTAATCTTTTTTACTTTAGCTACTGTTTTTCTTGCGTCTTCAGGAGTAGCAAATTTTATACTGACTGTATCTTTAGGGTTCTCATCAGTGTAAAGTCTTCTACCACTACCTTTAGGTTTTTTACCTGTACCTACCTTAGGGTCTCTACCTTTTTTTCTTGGCACGTCTTTTTGAACCTCTTTTAGCAGCACTCATTTGAGCTCTAGTGGGTGCACCTTTAGCACCTTTTTTACGCATACGCTCACCTGAGCCTGCTTTTATTCTTTTACGCTTAGCATGTATATTAGCCCAAAGACCTTTTCTATGCGTAGGCATTAATAACTACTCCTAGCAGGTGTTAACCTTAATGAAACTCTAGGTGAGTCCTCATCTGCTGCTAGTTTAAAATCCTGTTCATATTGTTGTTTAAGTAAAGCTACTCTTTCAGGGTTCTTTTTCATAGCAATATAATATGCTAGACCACTAGTTAAGCACGGCATAAACCTTGAAGGTATCTCAGGGTCTTCAGCTGAAGTGCTAACGTCATCTATACGTTGTACATTATAAGTAACTAATTTATATGTAGCTGCACCGTCTGGTGTTGGCCATAAATTTACTACTGGTGATATTTGTCTATCTACAAAATATTGTGTTGGTCTGCCTTTAGTTTCTTTATTAGGTATGTTTAAATATTCGCTTCTGCCTATACGTTCTATTTGTAAGTCAGTTTGATTATTACTAGAGTCAGTTTGCCTTATCACTGCGGTTAATACATCTATATCAAAAGAATTAAATGTATAACTAGCTGTGCCTTCTGTTATATTAGTTACTACCTGTTCTATAGTCCAAAGATTGACACCTCTGTTTGACCAATCGGCGAACATTATATTTAATGAACGCCGAGCAGTCTCTGCGTCGTACCCAGTTCTAAGTTCAATACCTGCTAGTTCAAAAGCTTCTTCTATAGCATCACCGATGCTCAAAGAAAAAGTTTTAGTACCAGAGGTAGCCATTAATCATAATCCTTTGTACAATGTAGAACTATGAGATAAGTATCGCCTGAACTATGTCCAGTAGTTGTAAGTAAAATGTCACCATTTTTACCACTGCCTGCTGTATTTTGTAACCCACCAAAAGGTGAAAAATCTAAAATACCGTCAGCACTAGGGTTTAGCTCCATACATAAAGTGTTAGAAGTAGCATTCCAAAATAAACCTATTTTAGTAAAGCCTAATATAGAATAAAAAACTTTATTTAATTTTACTCCTGTGCATGCTGCTCCGTCACTTCTACGTGCTGTTAAACCACTTACGTCTACTTTAGCGACGGCACTTTCACCAGTACCGTCACTTACATTAGTCAGCTGAACTATAAAATCTTTATCGCCATCTATGATGGTTGTTGATGTTACTGCATCAGCCATAGTTTACCTCCCTTACGCGTCTGCGAATGGAGTAACCACAGTACCAGAAGCAAGGTTGATACCTTCTACTGCATACTTGGCTGCACCTATAGCAGTTACTTTGATAACAGTACCAACTATGCCACCTTTAGTAGTACCGTTTAATGTAATAACGTCATTACTAGCACCTGAAAAGAATGTTTTACCTGCTGCATCACTTTTACCCATATATAATCCACCAACGAACTTATCAGTTCCGTCAGTTTTAATATCTAAGTCTGTAGCTGCAGTTTCTATAACAAAAGTAAAAGTAGCACCTAAGTTATTTAACTGATTAGGATCATCATCTCTGCCAGGATCGGTAGCTACTATACTAGGTAGAGTAAACTTACCGTCAGCGTCATTACATGTAAGTACCTTACCTGCATGAGCGTCTACTGTTAAAGTGGTGTCCGCAGTTAAACTAACTACGTTAGCATTACCTGCTGAAATAAAACCAGCTAAAGATCTAACTGGTCCTGAAAATGTGCTTTTTGCCATATTAAGTCTCCTTAATTATCTACCGTCTTGGCTTGTCTGCTAGGTCAGTCGATAGATTGTTAATATTTCCTAGAATTAAATTCTAACTTAATTACCCTCAAAAAGAAAGGGAGCCGAAGCTCCCTTACTTAACGTTTAATAAAAAACGCTTACCCCAGATTATTATGCTCCTGGTGAACCGAAAATGCCTCTCCAATCACTAAACCCGAAAGAATATCTTTCTCTAGCTTTGTATCGTACATTTCCTGTTTCAAAGTCTCCTTCCATGCCTGTTTGCATTGGAGATCTAACGAAGTGTTTAAGTCCGTTAGGTGCATCTGTTTTGATGAAGAAAGCATCAGTATCTGTAAGATAATGGTTTACAACGTAACCTTCTGGGAACATACCCATGTTTTTCATTGCGTTGATGTCATTATCAGAAGTGTTTACTCTTCCTGGAGAATTTAATATTCTGTCAGCTACAAACTGTAACTGTGGAGGAATAATTAATTTTCTTGCTTGTACATTTACTTTAAGTCCTCTTTCATCCTTAAATGCTGAAATATCAATTAGAGCATTCTCTAATGAAGTTTCATTTAAGTCAGCTGCAGTACTTGGCTCATTAGCCTGATCTCCACCTGTTAAAGATGGGTGGTCAGTTGTCATGAGTGGTTTACCGTCTCCTCCTGGGAAGGAAGTAGAGAAACCATTGTTAAGTACATTTGCTGCTTTCACTTGCTTAGTGTTAGCCATTGATCTAGCTAAAGCTCTTGTGTATCTTGAAGAAAGACTATCATAAAGATTATCTTCAATAGCTTCTTCTGTTAACGCAAACGCTAAAGCTACAGTCTCGTGGCTGTATCTAGCTGTGAAAGTTTCTTGAGCTGTGTCATAAGATACCGCAGCACCCTCACCTTTTACAGGAGCTTGCCCGAAACCTGATAACATAACTTCTTCCTCAAACGCTCTGTCTGAATTTTCTGTATCAAAAATTTCAGCGTGTTCGTTTTCGTATCTATCGTACTCAAGACCAAAAAGTGCGTTTAGTCCTGGTTCGAGTTCTTTTACTAATTGAGCTCTATTTATTGCCATTCTATATCACCTTTTAGTCGTTACCGAAAGTAGAAGCTGGGAATATGAAATAACCTCTAGCAAACTCGCCTATAGAGTTGTTCGGGTTATCCACGAAAGCAACTTGTTTAGCGATGCCACTATTAGTTGTAGTAGTCACACCTTCTTTTGAACGGTTGTTGTTAGTATCACCTGCAGTTGTAGAGATTGTATGCACTTTACCTATATCGGCTTGAGTTGGAGTACCTGTGTACTGTGCCTCATAAACAATATTAGGGTCAGCATATACAAAAGCTTTAGCGTCTGCAGAACCTAGTGTAGTTGTGGTACTTGGCCATTTTCTTGAGAAAATGATTTCACCATCAGTTGCTACGTATTCTACACCATAAAATACGCCTAGCGGTGCGTCTGTCGCCCCAGCTTGTAATACATATCCACTAGCTAGTTTCACTACATCTCCTGAAAAAATATCACCTGTAGCTCCACTTTGGATAGCAAACTCACTAGGTCTAATAGTACCGCCTGACATATGATACGCTGGTGTAAAACCATTTGGATCATTGACATTAGCCATAATTAATCACCTTTTATTATAAGTTTAAATACAGCAGATTTAATTTCCATCAAATCCACTACCTTTTCCAAAGGTAACTTGCGTTGATCTATTAGGTTTACTAATAGGCATCGCGTCGTTACTCTCTCGCATTAAATTGTTGTCAACTGCCTGCATCTGAGCATTAGCCAAGTCGGCATAATAATCTCTTCTTTCTTGGACAGTTTCCATGGGCATTTTAGCGAGAATTAAGCCACCAACTCCTATGACTCCAGCGTGTTTACCGTCGTCTACTGTAGGTGCTTCAAACTCAGGATGATCTTCAGCTCTCACTGGTTCCCATCCTTCACGAATACGTTTTGACATATTCGCTGGGTCTGCTTGACCTACCATAGATTCACGTATCCATCTGTATACATATCCCTCTGGTGGGTTAGGTGCGTCTAATAATGACGGTGGGCTCCATGGTTTTCTACGAGTTTCATTTTCTCGAGTAGATGCAGATCTAGGAGTTCGATCTGATTGAGTAGTTTTAGTTTCTTCTACCATTTTTTTCTCCTTTATTTAACATGCTTAGCATATTCTTCTAGTGGCACACCTAATCTTTTTGCTATCGCTACTTGACTCGGTGTGAGTTTAACTTTTTTACGTGACCTAGCTCTAGTGGTATTAGCACCTCTGCTTGAACCAGTAACAACTTCGTTCACGTTACCTTGGGACTCGTTACCTAATTTATGAGGAAACGCTTCCTTTAACCTTTTATCCACCTCTGAATAATATTCATCAGAAGTAGGATCGTAGCCTTCATTCTCAACTAACTGTCTATGAAAAGCAAAAGCTGAAGTAGTCATAGCTAGGTCGTTACCGAACCATTCATTACGACTAGCCCATTCCTGTGCTTTAGGGTCAGGTTGTTGTGGTATAGGTTCTGGTTCATTTGAAGGTTGTAAATTACCTTGTTGAACTGGTTCCTGTACCTCACCTTGTCCCTCAGTTTCATCAGTACGTTGAGCCTGTACTCTAGATAGAGACTCCTGTTCAACAACATATTTAGCAACTTCTTTTTGAGCTTCTAACATTGCGTCTGTGTCGCCTGTTTCGTAAGCTTTTTTGTAGTCGGCTTCTGCTGCCTTCAACTGAGTTTCTACTCTAGCTGAGTATTCATCATAAAGGTTTTTATCTGTTTTTGAAAGGGTATTTTTAGTTTTATTTAATTCTTCTTGTATACCCTTAGCATATTCGACTGCTGCTTGCTCTCGTCTTTCAGCTTCTCGTACCTTATAGGTGAGTTTGTTAATACGTTTTTTAACGCCTTCACTGTACTCCTCTATCTCTTCTTCGGGTGTTGTTTCTTGTTCAGTTTTTTCGTTGGTTACTTCTTCTATTACAGTCTCTTCAGTTTCTTCAGTTTCAGTCTCATTTTCAGGGATCTCAACTTCAGTCACCTCTTCATTCTCTTCTACTTGTTGCATAGCTTCTTCTGCCATGTTATTTCTCCTTATGTGCGTGATTTATATTAAGCTGACTGAATATCTTCAGGATTATCAATAACAGCTAATATTTCATCATCGTTTAATAAACGCAGTTCACCGCCCTCTATTTTGAGCCTAGCTCCTGCGTACCTGCCAAATATCACCCAATCTCTAGGCTTACACCAAGCTCCATCAGGAAACTTAGATTCATCTTTATAAGCGTCGGGACCAAGTGACACTACAAACCCAACATTAGTAGAAATACGTTCTTTTTCTAATGTTTCGTTTGCTAAATAGATACCACCCTTAGTTTTAGCTTTACGGCTAAAAGGTAAGATTAGCATTCTATAACCTGTGGGTTTAGGGAGTTTATTTTGTAACTCCTCATCACCGTGTATATTTTCGGGGTTAAAAGTTTTTTCTTCTACTTGAGCTTCTAGTTCTACATCAGCAAACCTGTCCACTGTATTAGGTATGGGCTGACCGCCTTTACCAAAACTTGCGACTTCTTTAGTCATATTCTTCTTCCTTTTTGTGCAGGTCTCTTATACTATGTATCGCAAACGACAGACCTGTTATTTCGCCTACGATTTTTTGATAACTTTCAAAGTTTTGTATTCCGCCACTAGCTAGAGATTCTTTTAATTGTTCTTGTCGTTCCTCTAACTCTTTTAATAATTTGTCTAACATATACTAAGCCCAAACTTTAGTTTTAGCTCCGCCCCAGTACTCTACTGCGTGACCCTCATTTATTAACATCTGGCAAATATCTTCACCCTCAATAGTGTGTGGTACTCCTAGTATTCTACCGTATTTACCTTTACCTAATGATTTAACTTGTAGTTTAGTACCACAAAGTTCTTTTAAACGCTCCTTAGCTTTTAAACCTAATGCTTTTTCTGCTAAATTACGTGTCCGTGATTCTGGTGTATCAATACCAGCTAACCTAACTCTTTGTTTAACTAAAGTTACGCTAAAACCTAAATCAATATCAACGTCTATAGTATCTCCATCTATGACCCTAACTAGTGTGCAGTTATAATAGTAAGGATCGTTCATCAACAGCCCCAGTCTCTACGTGCCCAGTAATTAGCTTTCATGCGGTCATTACCTAGCCTTTCACTTCTTTTACAATAAGATCTTTTACGTTTAGGGTCGTTTTTATGCATACCTAATTTAGCGTCACCAAAAGTTATTTTTTTAATATTGCCTGTACTAGGGTTTTTAACAAAAACTACTTTACGTTTTTTACCGTAACCCGTTTCACCTTTACGTAAAGGTCTAGGAGTGTTTAGTTTTACTGTTTTACCCTGATACTTAGCCATTAGAAAAATTTAGTTACTTTACGTTTGTTCTCCATTACAGCACCACAGCCTCTGCCTATAGCTGATGTGACTCTACCGCCGTCTTTCATAAAGCCCATGTTATTTCTAACCGTAGTAGGTAACATAGATAAACCCTTACCTTTTTTACCTTCAGGTACTGGTTTTAAATTTTTAGTTTTTCTTTTTTGACTTACTTTATTCATGTTAACATCGCCTCCGTCAACTTTTTTAGTTCTTTTTTTCTTCTTACCCTTACCTAAAAGGTCAGCGTCAGCTTTACGTGCACCGCCTTTACCAGTAGCAAAACTTCTAACTCTACCACAGCCCCATGAGTGTGAGCTCTGTCCTGGTCTTGAACCTGAACTAAAGTAAGCCCCTTGACCTCTTTTATAAACTTTATTTAAAGTAGAAACAGATTTACCACTACTTTTAGCGTATTTTTTTACACATGCTGGTGTTGCCATTATCTTCTCCTTTTTCTTTTTACTTTACGTTTATCTTTAGCTCTTGAGCGTTCTACCGCTTCATAATCTTTTTTAGTCATTTTACCTGACTTATATTTTTTACGAGTACGTAAAATTTCACGTTCTCTAGCTTTAGGGTTTTTAGCCCCTTTTAAATAAGCTTTAGGTACGCCTTTACGACTCTTACTAACCTTAGGAAACTTACGCTTACGTTTTACCGCAGGCATTACTCCTTACCGCTAGGACAGATATTATAATCTAATCCTTTAGTAGCAGCACCGCCTCCTTTAGCTTTACCTTTACCCATGCCGAAGACTTTTTTAAATAAAATATCTCCGGTAGTAACGGGCTTAGATAAATCTATTTTATTAGCTTTAGGTACGTTTACTTCTTTCATGATAGCTCCTTACTATTTTTTCTTTTTACCACGGTTCATTTTTTTCTTTTTAGCTTTACCGCCTCTAGTCATCATAGCTACTTTTTTCTTTTTAGCTTTACCGCCTCTAGTCATCATAGCTACTTTTTTCTTTTTCATCATTCCTGGCATTTTATTCTCCTTTAGTTGTTGTGTCAGATGATCTGACGTCTTTTAATATATCATAAAACTCTTTACGCACGTTACCCTCTTCTTTCATTTCTGCTGCTTCACGTTGTTGAGCTATTTTCATTTCAGCTATAGACTCTTGTGATTGTATTCTTTGTGAGTCTACCTGAGCTCTGATTAAATCG